AAAGGGTATGGATGTATTTGCCCCTATAGGGCCAGCACCAAATCTGGCAGCGGATTTGTCTATTGCTATGAACGATTTTCTTGACAACAAAACAACTGCTAATGCCCGTGAGTTGTCTAGGGCTTTGCCTAGAATAGTGACTCCATTTGTTACATTAGATTTTGCTACTTTGTATAAAGCAAAGGACAATTTTGATTGAGCCAAAAGTATGATAGTATCTCAGGCAAATGATTGATAGGATGCACCCATGACCATTTTAATTAGCGATAATAGCCCTCGTATCTCCTATACTGCTACGGCAGGGCAGACTGCATTTACAGTCCCATTTGAGTTCTTTGATGCCTCAGACTTGAATGTGTATGTCAATGACACTCTTCAAACGCTGACAACGCATTACAGTGTAACTGGCGGCAGTGGCTCGACTGGCAGCATTACACTGGTAACTGGTGCTACTCTCAATGATGTTGTCGTTATTACTCGTGACGTTACCCTTGAACGTGTAACTGACTTCCCCACCTCCGGCCCATTCCAAGTCGCGTCACTGAACACCGAACTGGATAAAGTCGTTGCTATGATTGCAGACATGAAAGACTTGGCTGATCGTGGCCTTCGTCTTTCTGACTCTGATACATCCGCTACTCTCGTCCTTGCCAATAAGGACGCTAGGAAGGGGACGGTTCTTGCGTTTAATGCAACCACTGGTGCTGTTGAGGTCGGCCCGACCATTGCCGACACAAACACTGTGGCTCAGATTAAGGCTGATATTTCTACTGTTGCTGGCATCTCCGCCAATGTAACCACTGTTGCTGGCATTTCTAGCGATGTAACAACTGTGGCAACCAACAATGCAAACGTAACGACTGTTGCTGGTCAAACAACCAACATGCAGAACATTACGGATAACCTAACTGCTGTTCAAAACGCAGCCACCAACGCCACGACTGCCACAACTAAGGCCAGCGAAGCTGCTGCGTCTGCCACTGCTGCTGCCACCTCAGAAACCAATGCGGCTACCTCTGAGACTAACGCTGCAACCTCGGCTACCAATGCTTCAAACTCAGCCAGCGCGGCCTCTACGAGTGCCTCTGCGTCTGCTACGAGTGCTACTGCATCGGCTAATAGTGCTACTGCTGCGGCAACCAGCGAAACCAATGCTGGCACGAGCGAAACCAACGCAGCCTCAAGTGCTTCTGCTGCCTCTACCAGCGCAAGTAACGCCGCCACATCAGCTACCAACTCCTCCTCCTCTGCCACTGCTGCTGCTACGTCTGCAACCAACGCTGCTACTAGCGCGACTAATGCTGCTACATCTGCTACTGCTGCCTCTGGCTCTGCTACGGCGGCTGCTAACAGTGCTGCTGCTGCGGCTGCTGCCTTCGATAATTTCGATGATACTTATTTAGGAAGCTTTACAGCCGATCCAACAGTCGATAATGACGGTGACGCTTTGGTGGAAGGCGCATTATACTTCAATACTTCTGCAAATGAGATGCGCGTATATGATGGTGCTAACTGGATTGCTGCCTCATCTGCTGGCACAGCATCTATCTTGGAATACAACTACACAGCAACAGCCGGGCAGACCACCTTTTCTGGCACAGACGATAACTCAGCCACACTGTCTTACACAACGGCTAACCTGATTGTTACCTTGAATGGTATCGTGCTGGAAAACGGCACTGACTACACGGCCTCCAATGGCACTAGCATTGTGTTGACTGTAGGTGCTGCTGCGGGTGACGAGTTGAATGTCATTGCGTTCAAATCCTTTACTGTGTCTGACACGGTTGCCGCCAGCACGGGCGGCACGTTTAGTGGTAACGTAAATGTTCCCAGTCTTACGCTAGAGGATGGAGCTAGTGACTGGTCATTTGAGGTTGTTAGCAATAATCTTGTTATTAAGTATGGTGGCACTGGCAAAGCAAAGCTAGATACATCTGGCAACCTGACCGTTATTGGTGACGTTACAGCCTTTGGCACTATCTAAGGGGTCTAAGCAATGGCACTTCCTGCTTCTGGTGCAATATCGTTAAGCGACTTTAATACCGAACTGGGTATCACCGCAGGCACGGCAATCAGCATGAGCGATGCAGATGTTCGTGCTTTGCTTGACCTTGCGTCTGGTGCTGAGGCATCGTTTTCTGGTTATTATGGTGCGTCGAGCATTGTAGACATCGCCCTGACAATTGCAGCCAACACAAACAATTACAATATATTCAGCAGCAAGGGCGGCACATATTCTGCTGGCAAGTCAAACGTCACCCTGACTATTAACAGTGGCGTAACTGTCGGCTCAACCAGCACAGGCACATATGCGCTTGAAACTGGCACAGGATGGGCAACAGGCGACACCATTACCATCGTCAATAACGGCACAGTCAAAGGCCGTGGCGGCGATGGCGGTGCTGGTTCAACTGTAAACGCCAACAATAACAGTAACATCGGGCCAGACAGCTACCCTAATGGCGGAAATGGTAACGCTGGCGGCAATGCGTTTAGAGCGCAATTCGTAACAACCTTCACCAATAACGGCAGCGTTTACGGCGGCGGCGGTGGTGGTGGCGGTGGTGGTGGTTTTCAGTTTGCATCGGGCAAATCGGCCTTTATTGCTGGTGGTGGCGGCGGTGGTGGCGGCGCGGGTGTAAATGCTGGCTCAGGCGGCGCTGGTGGAGGAGCCACGTTTCAAAACGTTGCAAACGATTTCACCCATTCTGGGGATTCGGGTTCATCAGGCACATCGACATCGGGTGGCGCTGGCGGTTATAGCGGCGGCGGCCAACAGTATCAGAATGCAGCAGGCGGCAACGGCGGCGGGCTTGGTTCAAATGGCTCAAACGGCACAACCATAGCCACTAGTAGTACTATTACTGGTGCTTCACCATCAGGCGGAAGCGGCGGGACACGAGGATACTACCAAGTCGGTAGCACATTTATTAACTCAGGCGGCGGCATAACTGGAACTGTCGCGGGAAGGAGTGGCTAGTTATGGCAACTTATAAATTACATGTCTCTGGATACATCGAAGAAACGCAGCAGCTTTTGGTTTCGTTTTCGTCCGACGATACGGCGCGTGAAGCCGAAGACTACCAAGCCTTGGCCTTTGATGTCGTGCCATATGGTGAGGCCACGCCCGAAGAAATTATGTCGATGATTGCCAAGACTGCGCCGACTACCACAGGCGATATTGTCACGCAGGAAACTTACACCGACAGCAGCGACAAGGCGGAGGGCTTGAAGGCTCTAGTCGGGCAATCTTTTACATACACTGATGATGACCTTCTCGCCCCAGAGGAGCAGGTTGAAGAAGTATGACGTTAAGAAATCAAAACTTAGGCACTACCGAAGATATAAAGTGGAAAACTAGTTTCCAGTTTCAAAATAACGCTCGCTGGATAAAAGACCAAACTCAAGACGACCTGTTTCATGTCTCGTTTATATATGACAATCCTGTAGGGCATAAAATTGTTGTTGAGACAGCAAACACAGACAGTCCTCAAAACGGTTCTGGTGTAGTTCCTACTCACGAAACGATGAGTAATGTAATTGTGGGCTGGGATAATTACGTTGTATCGTCTGGAGCAATAACGGTTTTTTACGAATGGAACTCTGGCGACATTACATCAAGTGAAGTTGATGCTTATGTTTCTTGGCTGCAAACAGCTAATATGGGGGCTACTGTCGAAAATATTATTAAAACTGACACCAGCCTTAGCCACGACTTCGTTGCGGGAAACATAACGGGCGGACTGCATAGCTTAATACGCTATCAATTGAACGCAAAGGTGACCTTGAGCATTAGGGACGCAAACACAAAAATCGGTTGTTTCTTGCGTCCGCAAAGAAAACATCTTGATTGGTCAACGGGCAGCTATACTGTTGCTGGCGGCGAAACTGTTAATGTCGACAAACAGGGAAGTGATTGCTACGTGTCCCTTGTTGGTGACGGACTTCGGGTCAGTGGCGTAACAAAAGACGACATGTCCATATTGAAGCTGACATCTGATAGTATTATAGTTGAAAATACAGGAACGGAAACACGCAAGATTGGCGTGATTTGGAGAGACTAATGAGTAACGCAAGAGATTTATCAAAGTTCTTACAAGAGGGCGGTGAGGTTGATACAGATACGCTGGTCGTTGACAGCACGAATAATCGGGTTGGCATCGGCACGACTTCGCCATCTGCTCCTCTTGAAGTAAATGTCTCAGGCGCAAGTGACGCACTGATTTTAACTCGTGACACAGGAACAAATGGCGAGTTGCAAATAGACTTTAACGGCGCAAACGCAAGCCATAATAGCGTGCAAGGTGGTCATACATTTGCGACAAACGGCACAGAACGCATGCGCATCCTATCAAGCGGCGGCATCACATTTAACGGCGACACCGCAGCCGCCAATGCGCTGGACGATTATGAGGAAGGCACTTGGACGCCGACTCTTGGTGGTTCTTCTTCTAATCCAACTGTTTCGTATTCTTCCCTTAGAAGCGGAACTTACGTCAAAATTGGCAAATTAGTTTATTGCACTTTTATTATGGATATTGCGTCTTGTTCTGGAGGCTCTGGGACTGCTGTTATAGCTGGCTTGCCTTACACTGTTGAAAACAACAATGCTTCTTACGGAAATCAACCGCTTCTCATTGATAGGTTGGCTGGTGACTATCGACAAGTTAGTTCACAGCCATCCCCAAATGGAAGTTGGGTTTCAATGATACGAAATGCAGGTAGTACAGGCAGTCATGCGGGTGTAGATGTATCAACTTTAGCCAATATGAGTTGTAGGGGAACTATTATTTACAGAGCATCATAACCCGTCTGGAAGTCGGGTCGGACAGGTGGCAATCTCGCCACGATAAACACAAGGAAACAAACAAATGACATTAACTAAAACAATCAAAGTAGATAAAATTGAAATCGTAGGCGAGTTCAAAGCTGTGCAAGTTCGCACCGCTACAGTCGTCAGTGAAGATGGCACGGAACTGTCACGCAGTTACCAACGCCACGTTATCCAAGCGGGTGACGATTACAGCAGCGAAGATGCAGAGGTTCAGGCCGTATGTGCGGCAGTGCATACTGACGAAGTTGTTGCCGCTTATCAAGAACACATTGCTAATCAGGAAGCAGAATAATGGAAACTGTAATTACATATATCACTGCCATCGTAGCAGCCGCTTCGGTGATTGCTAACGTAACCCCCTCTATGCGAGACAATGAGATCCTCGCAAAGATTGATGACTTCATTCAGAAGTTAGCCCTTAACTTGCGTAAAGAGAAATGACAGACGAAATGAAATCTACTGTTGACCTTGCAAGCGGCGGCGTAACGCTCGGCGCGTTCTTTGATGCACTGCCGGAAATCGCCGCCCTGTTTGCACTGGTCTGGTGGATCATTCGTATTTGGGAAACTGACACGGTTCAAAAGTTTTTCAAAGGTGACTAGCCGTGAACTTTGGCGAGACACTTCTTGCTTACTGGCCTATCCTCACCGCAGCGATGGCTATGCTCTGGTGGTTTAGCCGGGCTATATCTTCTCTCGAAAACAAAACAGATAGAATGGATGAACGCTTGAAAGATAGCGAATCCAAAATCACTCAACTTTTTACTTTCTTTAACCAGTCAACGCAGCGTAGGCTTGATAAGCTAGACAGGCTAGAAGAAAAGGACAAGTAAGTGGGCTATCAGACTGTGCGTAATGCACATCAACTGGGTCGCGTGGGGGAGTTAATAGCCGAAGCTGTCTTTGAAGAGACTGGTTTGAAATGCTGTCGAGTAAATCACGAGGGTTTTGATTTAATAATCTTTGATGATAACAATGAAAGTTATCGGGTCGAAGTAAAAGCCGCCAGCGTTAGTCAGTCTGGTGGATTGCGCTATAAATTTATGACCAGCAAGGGAAGTAAATCAAAGCGCGTTATCAATAGTGAGGACGCAGACTTGGTTTGTTTCGTGGCCTTGCCACTAAGAAGGTGCGTGATAAGGTGTATTACATCTGTGGAGAAAAAGCGGACAACAGTCCGTGCTACAGAGTTTGACGAACCCGAAGCTACGCAGATACGCAAAGCATTGGATAAAGTAAGGAAGAGGAAATGATGAATATCTTTAGTGCGGTTGCTGGCATCGCCGGAAACTGGGTAGATGGCAAGGTTCAAGAAACCAAAGCCAAAGCAGAGGTTAAGGTCGAGAAGGCAAGGGCTGACGCTGCCGTTCAAAAGAAGATTGCAACAGGCAAGATTGATTGGGAAGCCAACATGGCTGACGCAACCAAAGGCTCGTGGAAAGATGAGTTTGCTCTCGTTGTCTTGATGCTTCCTGCAATCCTAGTTTTTATTCCATCGCTTACCCAGCAAGTGCGGGAGGGGTTCGCGGTGTTGGATACGCTCCCGCAGTGGTATCAATACCTCTTGTTTATCGCCGTGACAAGTTCGTTTGGGGTGAAGGGTGCAGACAAGCTGATGAGTATGCGCGGAAAAAAGTAGTGACTCCTGCGGGTAAACCCGCCCCCACCAAAGGGCGAATCACACCCAACTTTACTTTGCAGGAGATGACCAAGAGCCAGACCGCGACCCGGCTAGGCCTCGACAACACCCCAACAGAGGAACACATCTCCTCTCTTCGAGCGTTGTGTGAAGCAGTCCTTGAGCCTACGCGCAGCCAGTTCAATGCCCCTGTGATTGTATCAAGCGGCTACCGCAGTGAGTTTCTGTGCGAAGAGATTGGCAGCAAGCCCACCAGTCAGCACTGTAAGGGGGAGGCTGTTGACTTTGAAATCATTGGGGTCGATAACCACAAGGTCGCTTCTTGGATTCAATCCAACCTAGAGTATGACCAGTTGATACTGGAACACTATGAGTCCGGCAAACCCAATAGCGGCTGGGTGCATGTGTCCTACAAGAAGGATGGACAGAACCGCAAACAAGCCCTAACTTTCAATGGTCGCAGTTACCAGCAAGGTCTAGTTAAATGAGCCAATATGATTTCAAGATGACTATCGTGGAAGGGGATGATGGTTTCCCCGTGTTAGTGCTGGAGTTTTCTGGGCTTGCTGATATGGAAGAAGCGGAAGAACTATCAGAAGAGTTGTTCGCTATTATGTCCGGCGAAGAGCCGCAATCATACCTACACTAGAAGGTGATTGATTCCATTACTTGTTTGGGGTCTAGCAACTCATCTTGCGTTGCACAGTAACACTCTTTCGACAGGCCACTAGGCACACCATACCGAGAGGGAAGGTAAAGGTCTGATGACCACATGCCACCAGCAAGGTCATACTCCCCATCCTGTCCCGTCATCAACACGAACATATTGATAGCAGGGTTTTTCCTGAACGAGATTAGTCGCCCTGTTTTATGTATCGTTGTCTTCACATCAATGACTAGATTATTAAATGTGAGGTCGCCCGGATCTTCACCATTGAGGGAGGAGCGGTGATAGATCTCGAAGATTTCTGTTGGGTAAACGCCTAGCATTTTGGAGAAAGCCAGTTCACCCATCGCACCTTCGTAATCAACGAAGATAGGGTCTTTGGGAGATACCCTTAGTGCATCTTCTGGAGCGACCTCACGAGCAGCAGCGTTACGGGAACGCGCTACAAAGAGGCAGAGTCTTTTCTCTGCTTCATTCAGAGTGGTGTGCATTATTGAAAAACTTTTCTTGTGACATCAGCCCCACCCCAATACGCACCATGTTATACAAAGCGCGAGGGGTCATGCCCCATACATTGTAGGAGGGGTCAACTGTATTATCTCGGACACATAGCTGCGCCGGATACTGCGGGTCGTTTGATTGTCGGATATAGATAAGAATGTTTTCTGGCACATCCATTTCTTCAAGGGCTTTCATTGCTGTCGCTGCCCTCATTTCTTTCCAACCAACTGAATCGTTTGGCATAGATGCAATCTCGCGCAGCTTGCCCTCTGCTTGGATTGCTCTTTGCTGCCATGCTGTTAGTTCATCCATAATATGTTGTCATCTTCCCGACTAATTCTTCGTAGTCCTTGAGGGTCATTCTAATCTTGTGGCCTATCTTGACCACTGCCACACTGTGCTTGCGGCATAACTTCTTCACATCTTGAGGGGGGACGGACAGTGCCGCCCCCACCTCTTCGATGGTCAGTAGCTTAGAAGGGGATGCTGTCGTCCACTGGCTTGCTACGTGCTTCTGCATTGTTACCACCTTGCTGCTTGTCGCTAAATGAAAGAGACATATATGCCATGTCATCTTTGGTCTTACGCCATGCGGCGATGCGGCGGCTACCCATCGGCCCGGTGTAATCCGGCGAGTTTGGGTTTTCACCTTTCTTCTCGTTCTCGAAAAGAGTTCCGACCTTTTCATAGACATCCATAATCTTGCGACCATCAGGCAGCGTTGACATGGTTACTACCATCTGAGAGTCACGACCATCGTTGTTGGCCTTGCCTGTCAGAATCATCTTGTGGTTATCACGCGGGGGAAATACTGCTCCGCTATCAGTTTTGTCGTAAGTCTGGCTCATTACCATTCTCCTTTTACGCCTTTACTATCTGCCGCATACTTGTTGTCGTGTTCACCGAGGAACACATCGGCGTTGAATCCAAGGTGCGACAATGCCTTGGTCAGCCCATCTGTGACAGCCATCTTGGGTGCGTCTTCTGCAATGCGGTCTTTCTTATAGAAAGTCCTGCAACCAGTGAACGGCCCGAAGCTGTTGTGTGCGTTGCCATGCCAAACTGTAATGTGTGCAAGAAAAGCCACATCACCATTCGCCATAGTGATTATTTCTGTTTGAGAGTGCCAACCCCAACCCTGACCTATCGGCCCGAAGGCGCGTGTCGCCTCTCGAACCTGATACATCGGGTCAATGCTGGTGAAGGAACGTGACCCGAAGCTAACCTTCTTCAGATACTTCGAGTCC